CTTAGCACAAGGTTTGCACTGACCACGCGCTTTTCGCTCTGTTTCAACCTGACACTTTGCACAATATTTAATCATTTTAATACCCTTTGCGATGGGAGCTGGGAGCAACCCAACGGGCAATAGCCGTAACGAGGCATAGGCGTTTCGCCCTTTTCCCATCATAAAAGATACTGGTGATTATTTGCATTTGATACCTCGTTGGCTATCGGATTGCGAAACCGATGTAAGAAGCATAGATCAGATTTTTACTCTTGTAAAGACCTAATTCGTACTACGCAACAGCCACCCTTAATAACGCTACCGCGAGATATCTTCCATTCATCTATTTGAGAATCATCATCGAATACCCCCGCTTGCTGTAGGGCATCACCCAAACTTTTGGTGGAATTATCTAAGTCTCTGCGTCTGCGGTCTGGCGCGTGAAGTACAACTTCAATGCCTACTTTATCAGCACCGAACCTAGCGCGTTTGCTGGCAAGATTTACAATCAATTTAAAATCATTGGCTTTCTTTGTCAGGAAGCGCCGTGAGCCTTTAAATCCCCAATAAGTATTTACGCTTGGTGGATAAGGTAAATTTAGTTCTATCATAGTTCGTAATCTCAGTTATAATACAAGTGGCATTTTGCCATATATGAAAGGAATATGATATGACTAAGTTACTCTACAGCGACCTCCGGCAAATCAATGTAAACGAACATACTGAGAAGAAAGGAAAATTAACATACCTCTCTTGGGCATGGGCTGTTCACTATCTGCTGGAAGATGATCCGTCAGCAAATTGGAAGTATGGAGAGCCAAAGATGTTTGGCGAGACGATGATGGTCTTTTGCAGTGTCACAGCATTCGGCAAGACCATGACTGCACAGCTACCTGTCTTAGACTACCAAAACAAGGCAATTAAAAATCCTACTGCAATGGATGTAAATACGGCAATGCAGAGATGCCTAGCCAAAGCTATTGCACTGCATGGCATCGGCTTATATATCTACGCTGGTGAAGATTTACCATTAGTTGAAGTAGATGAAGCTGAAGTAGAAGAAGAACTGCTGAAAGCTATTAGTTTGATTGAGTCTAGTCAAACAATAGAAGAGCTAAAGACCAATTACTTCCCGGCTGCTGATACGTTTAAGAGCAATCCAGAAGCAACGATCCGTCTAGCTACAAGTAAAAACAAACGCAAAGGAGAATTAGCATGAGTCCATCATCACAAAATTTTTGGCTACTAGGGCAACTAAAGAAGAAGCGGCGCTTAACATCTCTGGATGCAATGAAAGAGGCCCAATGTATGAGACTGTCAGCTAGAGTTTATGATTTGCGCTGCATGGGCTATAACATACACACTGAGAATGTCTGGCTCGATAGCGGCAAGGTCATTGGGAGGTACTTTCTAAAATGATAGCTCAGGGGTCACCAGAATGGTTTGCACAACGGCTAGGCCATGTCACAGCGTCTAGGATGAGCGATGTATTAGCAAAGGGTAAATCAGGAGAAGCTGTTACTCGTGAGAAGTACAGGATGCAGATTATCGCTGAACGTATAACTAATAGCGTTGCTGATAGCTTCACAAGTGCTGCAATGGAGTGGGGTGTTGAACAAGAGAAGTTTGCCAGAATACGCTACGAGGCCGATACAGGCTATTTTGTAGACGAGGCAGAGTTCTGTAACCATCCTACGATAAAGTGGCTTGGCGCTAGTCCTGATGGCGTTATAAGCGGTGTTAATGCCTTAATCGAGATTAAGTGTCCTAACAGAGAGACTCATCTAAAATATAGACTCGATAACAAGCCACCTGCTGCTTACATTAATCAGATGCAGTGCCAAATGTGGGTAACGGGTGCTGAATGGTGCGATTTTGTAAGCTATGACCCACGAGTGCCTGAGCATTTACAGCTATTTGTCTCAAGACTGCGGAGAGATAACGATCTAATAGCTAAGATGGAGATCGAAACAATCAAGTTTCTAAGTGAAGTAGAAGAAGCAATTAATCAACTGGAGAGAAAATAATGTCATCAGATTTAAACCAATGTAGTTTTATAGGCAGACTTGGGAAAGCACCAGAAACCCGCGTAACTCCCAATGGAGACGCAGTTACAAACTTCTCTATAGCTTGTGGCTGGAAAACTAAAAGCAAAGAAGGTACAGAATGGGTAAATATATCTACCTTTGGCAAGCTGGCAGAAATCTGCGCTCAGTACCTAGATAAAGGCTCACAAGTCTATGTGCAGGGCAAAATGAAAACAGATAAATTTGAGGACAAGAACGGCGTTACCAAGTACAGCACCAAGATTAGTGCAGATACGGTGCAGTTTCTAGGCAAGGGCAAGGAGTCTGAGCCTAAGCATGATTCACGAAATATGCCAGCTACAGACCCGTACAAAACGCCTTTTGACGATATGCCTGACGATTTGCCGTTCTGATGTACAATTAATTTGCGTGATTGGTAGTTGCGCTCTTTGGGCTGCGAGGAATCGTGGCCCTTTTTTTGTCTGTAAATATAGTTGACAACTGTAATACTTCTATATAATATCTCTACATCAGGTTCATTTTGAGTCTGACTACAGGAGATACAAATGAGTAAATATGACGAGTTCTTCCCACGCCAAAAGCGCCCACCATTCGAGCCTACACCGTGGTTTATAATAATTATTGTTGTAATGTCTATAGCCTTTACATCGTACCTCTCACAATCTTGCTAGGAGCTAAAAATGTCATTCGATAAATTTCTGCTAAGTAATCCAACAGACTTTCAAGTAGCGGCAGCTAGGTTAGTAATAAGTTTCTCACGAGCAGATAACGAAACTAAAGCCAACCTATTAGACTCATACTTTGCAATGGTCAGACAGTATGAGGAAGCTAAGTACCACAACAGAGAGCAGGAGCAGAATCAGGGCTTGGACGAGGTGCTTGACGATCCACGTCACGGGCAGGCTGAACCATTAAACAGAGGTCACTTCTAATGAATGAATTTGAGGTAACACAAATGCTGCGTGATGCGATTGACCAAGACCCCAAAGGTAGGGTGTGGCACGTTAACACTAAACACCTAGTGGCGTTTGCACAGATGGTTGCTGATAAGACCAAGCGGGAATTAGAGAGTAGCCCAGAAGAGTTTGATAACTGGTGCAAAGAATCTGATGATGGCGCTGATGATGGTGGGGTTAAATGCAAAACTCATCCAGATGCGCCGCATGGATTCGCACGGAATGCATCACACAATGCAGGTAGATATGTTTGTGAGTGTGAACATTGGAAAGAAAATGAAAGCGAACCGTATAAGGACAGCGAATCGGCAAAAGCTCTGTACGAGACATGGAACAACCAGCCGGGTTACGTCCAGTGGCAGGACGGAGGTAACTCACATATGCAGGATAAAGCCAGAGAGATGACATCTAAGGTTGCATTGGCTGTTGCTACTGAGTTCGGTATTGATATTGAGAAGGGGGAATGGGTAGGGCTGACGGATGAGGAGGTTTTTGCAATAGCCAAAGAGCTTGGTTTGAAGTGTAGTCTTGGTGGTAATCCAAACATTGACATCGACTATGCCAGAGCCATTGAACAGCTATTAAAGCGGAAAAACACATGAGTACGCGAGAAGAGCTGGTGAAGGCGATGGATGATGCTAAGAGCGCTTATGATGCTACTGTTGCTGCCGGCGAATCTTGGTGTGATGCCAAGATATTTAGTGCGGCTTACGGTGTTTGGCGCTCAGCTAGTGTCGCTTTGCAGGATTACGACAAGGAGAACACATGAACTCAAATTACGATACTAGCCCCAGAACGCTCAGAGAGGGCGCTGAGCGCAATAAGTCTCACGATGGCTACCTACCATACCTAAACGCACCACGAGGGCTTGTAGGAGGCTACTCATCCGGCTCATGGGCTGAAGATGACAGGCGGCTGGTGCTGTGGATTAAAGTGGCGTTTGTAGCTGCCATAGGAGGTCTAATATGTATTATTCAGACGATTATCGCCAATTAGCATGGGATTCCTTATTAATTAAGGGATGGGGTAAAGATGTTCGTATGCAAAGTCTGATTGATATGTACAAAAAGGACTTTACAGAGCAGCAGTCTCCGTTCTCTGAGCTTAGAAGGTTTCCGTATATGTGGGATTTAGGTCTTTCAGCTAGGGTATTTGTGGCTCGATACATACCTAAGTTGTCAGCAAAGCTCTGGGATAGTCCACAGGACGCACAATATTGGCTAATGATGAATGGAGATAAAGTTAACAGACAGGACAATGCGGCTGATGCAGAGTCTAGGAGAAAGGACATTAATCTAATAAAAAAGTCGCTCAGAGACGATAAAAAGTCTAAAGAAGGAAAGGCTGAACGTAAAGAGCTATACGCAGCACACA